GAATCAGTATTTACCAGATACGTACGAGAAAGAGTTCGAGCGTTATGGTAATAGAACTATCTCTTCTTTCTTACGTTTAGTAGGGGCTGAGTTACCAAGTAACTCTGACTTAGTGAAGTGGGCAGAGCAAGGTAGATTACACACAAAATATACACAGTGTGGTACAGCAGCAGTAGTTGCTGGAGACAATGTAACATTTGACATTAACGATGCGTTAGTACCAGATAGAGCTGCAACAGGCTTAACTGCTGGAACAATTGCAATTCGTGTAGGTCAAACTGTTGTAGTTTCTAAAAATGACGGAACAGGAGAATTTAAAGGTATTGTAACCGCAGTAGGGGTAGCAGGTGGTTTAAACGCCAACCAAATCGTAGTTGCTTTTTACAATGCTCAAGGTTTTACAGGTGGTACAGGAGCAGGAAATGCTGATGCAACTATCTTTATCTATGGTTCTGAATTTAAAAAAGGAAGCAACGGAATGCAAGGTTCTTTAGAAGCTGAAGATGAAATTTTCGACAACTCTCCAATTATCATCAAAGATAAGTACGCAGTATCTGGTTCAGATATGGCTCAAATCGGATGGATTGAAGTAACTTCAGAGAATGGAGCTTCAGGATACTTATGGTATTTGAAGTCAGAGCATGAAACAAGATTACGTTTTGATGACTACTTAGAAACAGCAATGATTGAAGCAGTGCCAGCTGAAGCAGGTTCTGGAGCAATTGCAGCAGGTGGAGATGTAGGAAACAAAGGTTCTGAAGGTGTATTCCACGTAGTGGAAAACAGAGGAAACGTATGGGCAGGTGGAAACCCAACAGCTCTAGCGGATTTTGATACTATTATCTCTCGTTTAGATAAGCAAGGTGCGATTGAAGAAAACGTACTTTTCTTAAACCGTCAGTTTGGATTTGACATTGACGATATGTTAGCTGAACTTAATGGTTCTGCTCAAGGTGGTGGTGCTAATGGTACTTCTTACGGTTTATTTGATAATGACCAAGAGATGGCTCTTAACTTAGGATTTACAGGATTCCGTAGAGGTTATGACTTCTATAAGTCTGATTGGAAATACCTAAACGACCCAACTATGCGTGGAGGTCTTTCTGGAACTGGTGCTGTAAACGGTATGTTAGTTCCTGCAGGTTCTACTACTGTATATGACCAAATCTTAGGGAAGAATGCTAAGCGTCCTTTCTTACATGTACGTTATAGAGCTTCTGAAACAGAAGACAGACGTTACAAGACTTGGATTACAGGTTCAGCTGGTGGAGCAGCAACATCTGATTTAGATGCTATGGAAGTAAACTTCCTATCTGAAAGATGTGTATGTACTATGGGAGCAAATAACTTTGTTATTTTCCAATCATAATAATATGAATATAGGGGAGGGTATTTATTGCCCTCCTTTTTTTTAATAATTAAATTTTAATATAATTAAATTTTAATCAAATGAAAAAAAATAATTTAGTCAATAAGACTTACAAACTTACCAAAGAAGCAGCACCCCTTTCTTTTATGCTGCCAACTAGAAATTCAAGAAGATATCCTTTAATGCATTTTGATGAATCCAAAGGTCAAAATAGAGCTTTGAGATATGCACGAAATCAAAAAAGTCCTTTTGAAGATGAGCAGGACGGAAACGCTATTGTTGAACCTGTTATTTTTGAAGATGGATTTTTACACGTTTCTAGAACTAATCCAGTTCTTCAGGAGTTCTTACATTATCACCCAATGAATGGTGCTAAATTTGTAGAGGTTAATACAGAAAAAGATGCTCAGAAAGAAATGGATGTTTTAAATTCAAGAGTGGATGCTTTAATAGAAGCTAGACAATTAGATATAGACCAAGTGGAAGCATTAGCTAGAGTGCTGTTTAATACAGATGTGTCTAGAACCACCTCAGCTGAGTTAAGAAGAGATATCTTAATTTTTGCAGAACAGGAGCCAGCACAATTTTTAAACGCTGTTAAAGACCCTACATTAAAGTTAAACTCTTTAGTTCAAGAGTTCTTTTCACATAAGGTATTAATATTTAAAAATAATAAAAAAGATGTATACTTTAACACCCCTAAAAATAAGAAGAGGATGTTAAATCTTCCTTTTGGGGAAGACCCTTATTATGTTATCTCTTCATATTTACAAACTGATGAAGGAATTGACATATTAAAATTTCTAGAAAAAAATCTAGAAAACAAAAGATAGTATTTCTATTAACGTTATACCAAGGGGTTGCAAAAATGCAACCTCTTTTTTTTTACTTATCTTTGTGGTAAATAATTTAACAGATGAGCATTATTAATTCGGTACGAGAAACAGTGCTGTCGGTCCTTAATAAAAACAACTACGGATATATTACTCCTAGTGATTTTAACCTTTACGCAAAGCAAGCTCAATTAGATATATTTGAAGATTACTTTTATCAGTATAACTATCAGGTAAATCAAGAGAATCTTAGAAAGTCAGGTATAGGATTAGCGGACATAAAAAAAAGATATGAGGAAGTAATTGATTTATTTTCTGTAACAGCAGGATTATATAATCAGGTAGATAATACTTATTCTGTTCCTTCAATAGCTACAACAGGTAGTGATTATTATTTACTAAATAAAGTTTTAGTATTTAATGAGGTTTTAGATGAAGGAACAACAACAGGGGTTAGTGGTGGACAAAATAGAATTATAGACGCTAATGCTGATTTTAGTGATATTAGTGTAGGGGATATTGTAGCACTTGAGAATAACGGTGTTCAATATCTAAAAGTAGTAACTGTAGTTAATAGCACTACACTACAGGTTTCACCTAATCTTATAGGTCCTGTTGGCACAAAATATTCCATATATAAAAAAGGAACAATTTTTAATGAAGCGGAAAAAGTTACACATACTAAGATAACAATGTTGAACAATTCTATACTTACATCTCCTAACTCTTCTTATCCAGCTTATACAACAGAGAACGTATCGTTAGATGTATTTCCTGAAGATATAAACGCTATTGGTAGAGTTAAGTGTCAGTATATTAGATACCCTAAAGACCCTAAGTGGACATACGTGCAGTTAGTAGGAGGAGAACCTTCGTTTGATTCATCTAGTGCATTGTATCAAGATTTTGAGATTCCATTAGAAGATGAGCCTACACTAGTTAATAAGATATTACAATATGCAGGAATGTCTATAAGAGAAACTCAAGTTACACAGTTTGCAACAGGATTGGATACTATTGAAACGCAAAAAGAAAAATAATGGCATATATAAATGATTATACATATTACGAAAATACAGGCAACCCACACACAGAACAAGCTAACTGGGGGTCTTACCAGTATGTAAGCTTATACGACATAGTAAATAACTTTATGTTGATGTATGCTGGTAACCACAGCTTAGTTAATAACGAGGAAAGATATAGAGTTCTATTTCACGCAAAACGAGCTATACAAGAACTTAACTATGATGCTTTTAAGGAAATAAAAATTCTTGAGTTAGATGTTTGTGAAAGATTACGATTCGTTCTTCCGCAGGATTATGTAAACTGGGTTAGAGTTTCTTTATATAAAGATGGAGTTCTAAGACCATTAACTGAAAACATACAAACAAACTGGAGTGACGCTTATCTTCAGGACCATACATGTAGAATATTATTTGACCATGATGGAAATATATTAAAACCTTCACAAGCTTTTATAGATTTACAAAGAGTAGAGGGAACTAAAAAAAGTATTTATCTTAACGACCAAAGTCCTTACAATAATAGAGAAGGTTATTGTGTGGATGGAGAGTGGTATTTTGATTATGGTGTTGGAGCACAGTATGGATTAAATACTGAAACAGCGAATGCTAATCCAACATTTAAGATAGACCCTAAAGGAGGAGTTATTAATTTTAACTTATGTATTGTAGAATATGTGTCAGACGGAATGGAAAATGGAGATGATTCATTAGTAACTGTCAACAAACTTTTTGAAGAGTATGTATACGCTTACATTCAATATGCTATTTTAAATAGTAAATTCGGAGTTCAAGAATATGTTGTGAATAGAGCTAGAAAAAGAAGTTCTTCATTATTAAGAAACGCTAAAATTAGAATAAGTAATATACATCCAGGGCGATTGTTACAGAACATGAGAGGTATGGATAAGTGGATTAAATAAGCATGGCAAAAACTACTAGGAATTTTATTGCAGGACGAATGAATAAAAGCGTTGATGAACGCTTGCTACCTAATGGCGAGTATGTTGACGCTATGAATCTTCGTCTAGGTTCAACTGAAGAATCAGAGGTTGGGTCTGTTGAAAATACAAAAGGAAATACCCAGTTAACTTCATTACAATATAATGGTGTTGATTTAAGTAGTCAGGCTAGATGTATAGGAGCTTATGAAGACGGTCAAAGAGAAACTTTATATTGGTTTGTAAATGACCCTACTCATCCAACAGGTGGAATTGTTGATATGGTTGTGTCTTTTAATGTTGAGTTAAATACGTTGATATATCACGTTATAACTGCTGACGTAACAAAAACTATTTTAAATTTTAATCCAGATTTTTTAATAACAGGAGTTAATAGAGTAGAGGATTTATTGTTTTGGACTGATAATTATAATCAGCCAAGAGTTATAAATATAACTAGAAACTATGATTCTGCAGCTTCCTTTTTAGAAGAACAACTACTTGTTATAAAAAAACCTCCAACAAAATCTCCTGAATTTCAATTAGTAAATTTATCTGGAGATGAGAATTTTTTGGAAGAAAGATTTATAACGTTCGCATACAGATACAAATATGAAGATGGCGAGTATTCTGCACTTTCACAATTTAGTGAACCTGCTTTTATACCTAAACCTTTTGATTATTCTGTAGCTAGTGGTCTTAATGAAGGAATGGTTAATTCATTTAATAGTGTAAATGTAACATTTAATAGTGGCGGTCCTTTAGTTAAGAGTATAGAAGTTGCATTTAAAGAAACAAATTCAAATGTCATAAAATCAATTGAGGTTTTTAATAAAGAAGATTTAGGATACGCAGATAATACGGATTATGTTTTTAATTTTACTAACAGTAAAATATATACTGTTATTAATCCTACTCAGCTTGTGCGTATATTTGATAATGTTCCTTTAAAAGCTCAAGCTCAAACAATAATGGGTAATCGTTTGATATATGGAAATTATGTAGATGGATACGATTTAACTGACCTTAATGAAAACCCTATCAAACTAGAGTACTACTGTCAATTAATATCCAATGAGGTTAGTTTAGATAGCATTTCGGATGCAACGCAAAATTTTAATTATACATTTGGCGGTACTAATCAAATACCAAACGCATCTGTATATTTTGATTTTGGTGATATAGATTTAGTTGCTGGTGCTAGTATAACTTTTGACATAAGGTTTTCTCATAATTCATTTGCTGGTCCAGGAACTGCTCCAACTGAAACGTCAACAAATTTAACTTTAAGTTTTACTTTTATACTTCCAGCTGATTTTAATAGTGTATATGAGTTAGCAACAGATTCTTTGTTTGTTGAATCAATAGGTACTGCATCAAACATACTTCCTGTATATGACCCTACTCCTGGAGAGCCAACTTCTTGTTCTGGATTTACTCTTACTGATGATTTTAATTGTTTTATTCCAAACACTTTAGATAGTTATATTAAATTTGAAAGTGGGATTAACTCTCCTGGACAGGCAATAGAAATAATTACATCTCCTGGAAGTTCAGAAATAGGATTTGGATTATTAGCTATGAGATTTGTTGACAACCTAACTACACCTACTACCAGTATTTATGAATACTATAGTGTTACATTCGCTGAAGGTACTTATTTAGGAGTAGGAAATCCTAAGAGCTTACACAGTGATAGAGATTATGAATTAGGGATTATATATATGGACGAGTTTAATCGTTCTACTACTGCTCTTGTAAGTAGAAATAATACAGTTCATGTAGGATGCGTGGCAGCTCCTTTACAAAATTATATAGAAGCTATTATACCTCCAACACAACTAGCTCCATCATGGGCTGATAGATATAAGTTTGTTTTAAAACCAGATTTAGAAGGTTATAATACTGTATATACAAATATATATTTTAATGACCCTACAACTAATGCAACTTACTTTTTATTAGAAGGAGAGAACGCTAGAAAAATAGAAGAGGGCGATAGACTTAGAGTAAAGGCAGACACTGCTGGTCCTACTACAAGATGTCAGTACGCTACGGTACTTCAGAAAGAAGCTCAAACGGAAGATTTTATTGAACCACCTCTTGTCGATGATGATGGGAATGACATATTTATTCCTGCTGGAACATACATGAAAATACTAGCTAATGATTTTCAAACTATTGCAGGCGATAATCCTACTATACAATTTGGACGTATAGGTGAATGTAGAGGACAGTCAAACTATCCTATAGCAAGGTACCCTGTTAATCTAGAAAGAGAAGCAGGATATGACCCTACTAACCCAACTTATATATATGAAGATTATACTATACCAGCTGGTTCTCGTATACAGATTGATGCTGAATTTAAAAGGCGTGGTGGTCCTGGTAATCAATGTGATGGAAGAAGTTATAATCTTTTATTAAATTTAGTTTCCTCTCGTGATTATGATAATTTTAAAGAATGGTGGGATGGAGATAATATACAAAGTAGATTAAATTCTGGAAGTGCTACAGTAAGCGGAAGCCCAGATTGCCCTCCACCTTATTATAATACTTCTTATGACCCTACATTAGCTTCTAGCATAAACGATATTGAAGTTAGTGCTTGTACATACAACTGGAGATTTTATCGTGATAGTGCAACTAATCAATTACTTTTAATGGCTTCAGGAACCAATGCGTGTAATGGTAGTGCATCTAGAAAAAAAGCTTGTGCATTATTAAACATTAAAGTTTTTAGAGCTGACAATATAATAGTATTTGAAACAGAGCCTGAAGATGCTACTCCAGATTTATGGTATGAATCAGCAGACGTATTTAATATTGATAAAACTACAGGAAGGCACGAAGGTAATGTACAGAACCAAACTGCTACAGCTCCAGCTATAATAGAAACTGATTTCTTTAATTGTTTTAGTTACGGTAATGGTGTTGAAAGTTTTAAAATAAGAGATTCTTTAATTGGAGGAGAGTTTTCTCTAGGAGAGCGAACAGCTTCTACTTCAGAAGTAGAATTTAAACAAGCTCATCGTTTTGCTGATTTAACATATAGTGGTGTATATAATGATGAGAGTAACGTAAATAAGTTAAATGAATTTAATTTAGGGCTTTTAAACTTTAAGCCATGTGAAGATATTTATGGACCTATTGAAAAATTATATGGAAGAGAAACTGATATTCTTGTACTGCAGGAAGATAAAATATCTTATGTCTTAGCAGGTAAGAATTTAATTAGTGATTCTATAGGTGGTGGAACTATAGCTTCAGTTCCTGAAGTGTTAGGAACGCAGATAGCTAGAATAGAAGAGTATGGTATTTCTAAAAACCCTGAGAGTTTTTGTGCATGGGGATTTGATAAGTATTTTACTGACGCTAAACGTGGTGCTGTAATAAAATTATCTGGAAGTTCTGGTCAGAACGAACAGCTCAGTGTTATCTCAGAAAAAGGTATGCGTTCATGGTTTAGGGACAGATTTAAAGATAGCTTAAACAAGCAAAAAATTGGAGGGTATGACCCTTATATGAATGAATATGTACTAAGTATAAATGATGAAGATTTACCATCTAGAGACGATTGTTTAGAATGTGGTATACAACAAACTTTTACTTTTCCAGAGGATAAGATTATTAATTACTGTGTTGATGTAGGTTTACTTGTTGGAGATGTAGAGATAGAAGTGATAGCTGAAACGCCTTCTACTAGTACTCCTAGTGCTATAACAGTAACTTATAACGGAGTAACCGTAGTTCCCACAACAGGTGTGGATAACGGAACATTTACCTTTAACTTTGATAAAGATGTTGTTAATGAAGATGAGGCTCAAATTCAAATTAATGGTTTACAGGGTACAACAGTTTCTGTTAATGTAAAATGCCCTGTAGGAGATGTAATAACAGTATTCCAGGTTTGTGTTACAAACGCACCTGATGTTGGAAAGACAATACATAATCAATATAGATGGGTAGACGGAACTTATGTTTCACCTCTTCATTCTAGGCAAATAACATTTAGTGATGAACCAGGTGTTATAACTATTAGCCAGTACGATTCAGTAACAGCACCACAGGGAGCAGGTGTTATTCCTTCTGATGGTGCAGAGGTGCAGGTTATATGTAATAAACTCCCTATAGATGATTTTGAATTTAATGCAACACAAAATAAATTTTATGCATTAAGAACTAATACTTTATACACAGAAACTATTGCAGATATATCTGCTCTAATAACAGCAGCAGGTACAGCTTTACCATTAGACACCACTAATGCTCCTACTCAATTTATAGGAGATTATACTATGGCTTCTAGTGGACAGTATCTATATTTAGTTTATGACTATAGACAGTCTGTTGAAGTAGATTTATGTTATGGAACAGGTGGTGTAATTGATTTATGTTGTGAATGTGAAATACCTTAAAAAATGGCAAACCCAGGAACTTATTATTTAAACGGACCAGATTTAGCATCTTCAACAAGTATCTATACTGATGAGGCACAAACAACTTGTGCTCCTGATGGACTTTATTCGGATGGTCTTATTACTAGAGAACTATTAAACTGCGTATTACTTCCAGTTCAGCTATGCCCAGATTGTGGTATTGCTTGTGGAAGCTCTATAAATCCGCCTGGAGGTGGTCAAGGGCTGTACCAGTTAGAATTTAATGCTGGTACATTAACTACTGACATAGGAGCTATAAGTATTCATTTTAACCCTGCTAATATTCCTGATGGGATTAGGGTTTTATTTGACGGTGTATATTATAATAGACTGTCAAGTCCAACTGATGGTAACAGGCAGAGTACAAGTGGCGTAGCAGATGCGTTTACTATATTAGGACGTGCTTCTGACGAGTGTGAGAGTTTTTGTTCAGGACAGGATGGGTTTCTTTGTACTCCAGACCCTAATGGAAATTCAGTTGATTTTTACAATGGTTTTGATGCTGTTAATTGGCTTCCAGGAACTCCTAGTCCACAAACTGTTTATGTATACCCTGGCGATAAAATTTTTGGAGGGCGAGATGAATATAATCTTTTAATTGTCCCTAAGCCTACAGCATCAGCAGGTACTGTTATTGTCCAGGTTTTAGGACCTTGCGACCAAACAGGATGGGATATAGTAGTAAATTGTGCAGAAGCATTACCTTCTTTTCAAGGAGCGGCAATAGGTAGCGGCACTTCGTGTGGAGCTACTCCAGATACATATTATTTTGGTAGGTTTATTCAAAATAATGGAACCCCAGACACAAACGCCTTTCCTATAAGACACAATCCTGTTTTTCTTGATTCAACTGGTTCAAATAGAGTTCCTGATGGGAATTACCTAATGAGTAATGGTAAATACATAGTAGTAACAGATGGGGTTGTGGAATTTACCCCAGCAAATTGTACATAAAAAATGGAAAATTACACTTTAACATATAGCGAAGCAGCACAAGGGTTCCCTTCTTTTTATTCTTATTTCCCTGAGATAATAAAAGGTATGAATCAATTCTTATATACTTTTCAAGGAGGTAACTTATATAAGCATAATACAAATGAAACTAGAAATAATTTCTATGGCATTCAAGGTGTCTCTGAATTAACAAGTATATTTAATGAGTCTCCCTTAGAAAATAAAAAGTTTAAAACTATTGCTTTAGAAAGTGATGACCCTTGGCAGGGAACATTTATTACTGATATCCAGACTACAGGATTTATAAATGCAGATTTATCAAACCCTAGTAATCAGTACTACGAGAAGAAAGAAAACGATTGGTTTGCATACATACGAAATAGTGGTAATGTCCCTGCTAATCTAGACCAGTATGCTTTACGTTCACTAACTGGAATTGGTAACAGTACCTCATTTTTTATAAATGGACCAATTACAACTATTCTTTTTGAACCGCCTGTAAATATAGGTTCAATGTTATCTATAGGCGATGCTTTTTATTTTGGTGTAGCTAATGCTAGTGGTGATTTAGAACCTACTCTAGCAGGTATTGTACAAACAGTTACATTTAGTAATATAGGTAATGTTTTAGTAGAATTAGATAACACCGTAGCAGGAGTTGTACCTATTCCTAGTCAGACTGAATATTTTTTATACATTAAGAACTCTATTGCTGAATCACAAGGAGTAATGGGACACTACTGTGAGTTTACATTAAGCAACGCATCAACGAGTGCTACAGAATTATTTGCAGTAAAAAGTGAGGCATTCAAAAGTTTCCCTTAAAATTCTTATCTTTGTAGAAATATGGAAACAGAAGTTTTATCTACTGATATATTAAGAGGAATTTCAAAAGGCACTGGTTTGCTTTGGGATGAAATTGAAAACTTTAAGAATCAACTGATAGCTACAGAGCATGCGTTGGTTCATAAAGCAGGTACTCCTCAAAGTAAAGAGGTACAAGAAGTGTATCCTTTAAAACAACATCTAGAAGGAGGTTTATATACTAGAGAGTTATTTATGCCTGCTGGGCACGTAGTAATATCTATGGTTCATAAACAAAATCATCCTTCTTTTTTATTAAAGGGTAAGGTTTCGTTTTTAACTGATGAGGGTACGGTAGAGACAATCACTGCTCCTCATCTTATACATACAAAGGAAGGAGCACAAAGAGTTTTACTTGTGCATGAGGATACCCAATGGTGTTGTGTGTATAAGACAGATGCAAAAACATTTGAAGAAGCTGAGGCGGATGTTTATGCAGATAGTTACAAGGAATTACCTCAGCATATTATTGAAAAACGAATTTTATTATGTCAGGAATAGCTATAGGTATTGCAAGTTTAGCGATAACTGTTGGAACTACAACTAATAGTTTTATACAGGCAGGGAAACAAAAAAGAAAAGCTAGAGATGCTGAAAGAGCTGCAGCTATGGCAATGGCTGAGGTTGAGAAAGAGCTTACTAAGAATGAGATGAAGGCTTTATCTGTTAATCAGTTACCTTATGAAATGGAACGACAACAAATAGATACTACTATAAAAACTCAGATGGACGCTATTAGAGAGGGAGACCAGCGTGGAGCTTTAGCAGGTTCATCACGAGTTCAGGCTGGTGCAAAGGAAGCTGCACAGGGACAGCGTGTAGGTATGGCAGCAGAAATGTCTGAGCTTGATAGATTGGTTGCTGATGAAGCAACAAGGAAGAGTGATATAAAGGCTCAAATAAAATTAGGAGAAGTGCAAGGTGCTCAAAAGGCAATGGCTGATGCTACAGAGCAGGCTGCTATTGCAAAGCAGCAGGCTATTCAAGGTGTGGCAAATGTTGCTCAACAAGGACTTAATATGGTTCCTACTTATATTAAAGGTCAAGGAGCACGACAAATTAATAGGGCGGCTAGACAAAACAGAAGAGTTGATAAGGCAGCTTTTTTAGCAGGTGGAGGAACAAGAGCTGATTTTAGAGCAGCTAATCCTAGGTCTGCTATGATGAGTAATTTACAGTCTACAGTGCAAGGACAATTTGGAACTCCTTTAGCATCAGGATTAGAAGGTCCTTCAGGTCCTTTAGGTACTCAAGCTTATCCAGGTATACAAGGCTTACCTTCAGGGAATTTAACTCCTGAACAAAGAGGGTATTCCCCAGGTTTAGCAGACCCTAATATGCAGATACAAGATTTTCAAGCAGCTTTATTAGATATGTCTCCTTCAGAAAGACAGCTCTTATTTTCTAGCTTAGGATTATAAAATAAAAAAAACAAATGAGTTACTACGGATACGTTGAAAGAGAAAACGCCTCACAAATAAACTGGGCAGAAGTTGGTGAGAACCTAACTGGTGTACTTAAAAAAGCTAGTGATGACCGACAAGCAAAACGAAATGCTTTTGACCAGTCAACTAAAGAATACCAAGATGTTTTAAATAACGCTCCTTCTGGAGATTTTAAGACCGCTAACGCATTTGCTCTGAACCATGCGTCTGACGCTTCTAAAACTAGGCTTATTCAGGACCGATTACTTAAGAGTGGTCTTATGAAAGATAGAGATTATACTGTTGCTCGTCAGAATTTAGTTGATGGAACCAAGCAGATGTTTGGATTATCAGAAGAGTATCAGAAAGAGTATGCTGCAAAAATGAAACGAATGGAAGCTGGCGAGAGTCAGGAGTTAGAATCCTGGCTGATGGGGCAGATAGAGGGACTGGGAAATCTTACTGATGTAAAGTCTTTTATAAACCAGGAGGATGGTAGTGTAAGTATTGGTAAGCTAGTAGATGGACCAAATGGTACAAGAGTTTTAAGTAAAAACCCTAATGATTTTCTAACTGTTAATCAGCTTAAAAATAGATACGCAAAACAGTATAACGTTTTTAAGGTAGGAGAAACAATGGCGGTAGAGGCTGATAGGCTAGGTAGTTTTATAAACACCATCCGAAATGCTGGAGGACCAGAGTACGCAGGTCAAATTACCAAGATGCTTGACGCAACCCTTAGAGGAACTTTAGATAAGAATCAGAAGAATGCTGTCGATAATTTTGAGAAGATGGAGAGGAATATGATTAACAGCTATCTAGAATCTAATCCACTAAACGCACTATCTGTTCTTACTAATTATATTGGTGTTGATTCAGAGGGAAATAGTTTTACACCTACATTTGATGCAGCTGAAGCAGCTAGCGACCCTAGTAAAATACTAGTTAAGGATAACGGTAGTGGTACAATTGAGTTTGCTGGAACTGAAGAGCAGAAAAAATTAGCATTTGAAGCGGTTCAGAATAACTTCAGAAACCAGATAGACAAAGAGAAAACAATCAGTACTTATACTGAGCCTAAACCAAGTGCAACTCAAATTAATCAAGATAATAAAGAAGCTCAGGATACGGAAGCGGTAACTAATCTAGCTCAGCTATACTACGGTAATGACGCACAGGTTCAGGAGGCTGAAGATTATTTAAGAAGTATTAACCCTAATATTGACACAATTGATAGAACAGGTGAGAACATTATTCTAACATTCAATGATGATAGAGCTGATGAGATAATAGCTTTTAGAGACGATTCTGGAAATGTACTAGACCAAGCAGCTTGGATAACTAGTTCAGCTAACTTCTTCTTAGGAGATAAGCAGAAGATAACAGATATAGATAAGATTATAACTCTGTCAAAAATAGACACAAGCTTAGATTTTGATGAAGAATCTACAGGATTTAGTGGTGGGGTTATAGAGGTAGAAGAAACAGCAATTGAAGCTATCATGAGAGGATTGAGTGATGATATTGTAGATAACCATACAGCGTATGCTCAGTTAATAACTGACGATGAAAATGCAAATGGCAAATTTGTAGAGGACTATAGTGATAAACTACCTCCAGGATATACTGTGAGCGAAGTGATGCTGAGTGATGATAAAAAGATTAAGCTGAAAAAGGGTACAAAAAATATCGAGATTGATATTACTAAACCTGATGCTGTTAAAAAAATGTTGAATTTTATAGAGAATAATATTGACCTAGTTGGTGAAAAATCTGAAGACAGAAATCTTATAATAAAATACCCAAAAGAAAAAAGTAAAGTAAAGCAAAAAGGCAGAGGTAAGCCTTTTCAACCTTTTGATATTTGGATAAAAGATTATAACGAAGCTAAAAAAAACAGACCATAATATATGCTAGAAATTGAAGACATATACTCTTTACTTCCTGAAGGAACATTTTCCAACATAGAAGCTTTTAAGAAGTACGTAGAAACAGCAGGTATTGAATCTATTTACCCAGCTATTCCAGAGGGAACATTTTCTTCTGAGGAGGCTTTTGTTAAACTATATAAAAAAAAAAAAGAAGTTACGGAGTCCATTTCGGAAACTGGTTCTTCGGATTCATTCGAACCTCTTGAGGGCGATGAGCTTATAGCTCCTGAAGGTGTTGCTGATATTGATGAAATAGATACAAGAGGGGAAAGCCCTTTGTCCTCACAAGACTTTCAAGTTCAAGACGAGAGACAGCAGGCTGCTCAGCAAGTAGACAACACCCAACTACAACAAGCTCCAGTTCCTGTTACTCCAGAGGAACAACAAACCGCAGTAGATACAAGGGAAGATTTTGAGCAACAGCGAGCTATTGATATGGAGAATTATCTTGCTCAGCAAAAAATTGAGCAGGACCTAATAGCAGAAAAAACACAGGAAAATCAACGGCTACTTCTAAAGAGTGATGGATTTAAGGCTGACCTTGATATTATCTGGCCTTGGTTTATAGCTAAGGATGAAGAGCATGTTGTTGAGGAACTTACAAGAAGGTTTACAAAATATGGATTGACATTTGAAGAGACAGGCATCGGTGATGCTATGGTTGTTTCTAATTTTGATAACTCTAAAACAGTAAGAATAAACCTAGACCCTAATTTTATTAGCGATGAAATTTTAGAATCTAAAAAACTAAAAAACTTTATAGTAGCCAACAGTCTAGAGCTATATGAGGATAACGACTCCTTAGAGTTCGACAACCAAGCTGAGAAAGCTAGAAGCATCAGAAAAAATCACTTAATAAATCCAGATGGTTCTTTTTCTACTGTTAAATTTACATCATACGAAGAGGATGGCAAGCACAAAGTTATACCTACTCTGTTCCCAAAGGACAATAATTTTTATGGAACTATAGCTGATGATTGGATGGAGCTTGAGTTTGATGATGCTAAGCAAGTAGCCGAGGAAAGAGGTGAGGTATTTAGTTTTGAAACCGCTGAGGAGGCAGAGTTATTTGCTGAAGGGGGATGGAAAGATATTCATACTACAGATGCTTTAGGTAAGTCCTTGTACTCAGAGATAGATAAGAACTACAAGTTCGAAACAGCTAGATATGATGAGTATCTTAGAGTCAGAGATGAAATAGATTTTATAGAGTCTCAGCTTGCAGATTTTGGTGTTGATACAGAAGACGAACTAACTGACCAGCAGAAAGAAAAATACGGAAACTTATATGTTGAGGGTATACTTAGAGATGATGCCTCTCAAATTTTAAAAGAACTTAAAGAGAAGGAAGACGCTCTATATTCAGAAGTAAATACAGAGGAGCTTATAGAGATGAGAGAGAAGTTTGACCTTGCTCTAAATAAAAAGTATGACATGCTAGCTCAAGAGGCGGCTATGGCAAATGGTGAAACAAAAGTTTACGAAGACGCTTTAAATGAGCAGTCTATTTCTTTATTTGGTGTAGAGCTTAAGGACCTTACAGATATTATTCCTAAAGATGAGCAGGACGCTTTACTATTAGATGAGTTTAAAACTCAAGCCGCTCTTATCAACTCAGAGAAGGTTCATGCTGCTAGAAAATATGAGAACGCTTTAACTTTCTACGACAGGAAGTTTGATAAGTCTATTACTGAAGAATACGAAACAGGTATAGCTGCAGTATATGGTGAGATACAAAAAGGTTTAAAGGATGGTAATGCCTCTGAGGTTATCCTTCAGCTATCTACAGGCATGCCTTTCGATATGCAATCTTTAGATATAAACAACCCAGAAGATGTTAGAAAAGCAGCAGAGATGATTGTTAGTCTTAAGGGTGGCAGCCAAAAGGGGAAGCAAGGTAGACAGATGGCAAGATGGAACAGGGCTGTAGGTTTTAGAGAATCGCTAGATGCATTTCTTAGAAACCCACGTGAATTAGCATTATCATTAGCTGCTAACTCTATATCAATGATGTTACCTTATGGAGTTGAGCTAGTAGCAGGTAGTGCTGCAACAGGAGCTACGCTCGGTAGTATTATTCCAGGAGCTGGAACAGTTGCTGGAGGTATAAAAGGAATGAGAGTAGGTATGGCAGCTACTAATTTTGCTATGGAATATACCAATGAGTTCTTTGATGCGATGCAGGCTAATGGGTATGATGTACTAGACCCTGACGATGTGGTGGAAGCAATAAATAATGATAAAGTATGGGCTACCGCTAAGGAAAGAGGAATGAAACGAGGTATACCTATAGCTGTCATGGATTATATTAGTTCTGGATTAGTAGGTAGAGTTTTTCAAGCTGGTAGCGTAGCATCCAAAGGAAGACGTTTGGCTCTTGCCGCTGCCGAGCGTGGTATTGTTGACCCTGCTATGGAAGGTGCTGGGGAAGCTGCTGCTCAGTTGGTTGCAGACGGAACATTAGATGGAAAGGAAATTGGTGCAGAGATGATTGGTGGTTTTGGTTCTAACGCATCTACTGCTGCAGTAAATAAGATGTTTAATGTTCGCAGTAAAAGTAATATAGAGCTAGCCAATAGGCTTACTGATATAAACTTTATAGCCTTCGAGAAAACTTCTGACACTAGAATATCTAAGTGGACTAACAACATGCTAAGGCTAGGAAAGATTAATGCTGACCAAGCTCAGCGTATACAAAAGAATTTAGGTCTGTCTAAGGATGCGGATAACCTAGTGAACTTCGGTATGTCTAAAAACAAACCTAAGAACAAAAGAGTTAAGGCTAGATTAATGGAGCTTCTATCTGCAAAGGAAGAGTATTCTGCTGATGTGAACCGTAGAGAAATCTTTGGACAGAAGATAAAGGATATTAATGCAGAGATTGCTTATCTTGTAGAGAATAAAACCTTAGCACCTGACAGTCAGCGAGCTAAGATAGAGTCGATAACTTCACCAGGAGTTGAGGTTAGTGATGTAAGAGGTAAGATATCAGAGTATATAATTGATGGTAAGTCATATACCAAAGAAGCATTCCTAAAGGAGATTGGGAAAAGAACCGCTAAACAGATGAGTAAGTTTAATGGGAAGGTGGTTAATGATGAGGAGGTTAGTAAACAATTAGCAGAGAAAATAGAAGATGTTTCTTTTACAGAAGAAACTATTGATGCTACTGATGTGCCTAATATTTATGGTCCTGATGTAATAACCCATAAGACAAGAAAAAAAGACGCTATAGAAAACTGGATAAATGGCGGTCAGATTGTTGGTAGAAATGAAAACCTAGATAATTTTGTTGAAGGGGTTCCTGTTGAAGAAGGTGGGTTTAGTGTTAAAAAATCTAATAGAAACGCTCCTAACTTTCAAACAGGGAAAGTATATTCAGATATAGTTTCTGATATAGAAGGGGGTTATGTAATAGTCTCAAAGCCAGGGGCTATACAGTCTACTGACTTACAGCCTAATGAGAATTTTGTAAACAAAGAAACTATTGAAGAAAGCAGAGGTATAGTAGTTCCCAAGCCAGGGACTTCTGCAAGAGATATAAATAACTATGATATCTATAAAGTTGTAGATGGAAAAATGGTAAAACAAAACCCTAACCAATTTAAAACAAAACCAGATGCCGTTCAAATCACAGAAACAGAGAGCGTGGATGCACGCCAACAAGCCGCAATTGGCGAAGGAGTGGGAACAGGAGTACCCACCACAGAGACCACAGAACTTGAGACCACCGAAACGGAGGAAATAATAAATACAAAAACAAATGAAGAAACAAACACAGAAATCGCAGCAGGAAACAGACTCTTTAATGAGCCCTTACAGGCAGCAACAGAAATTGAGACTAGAGTTAAAGAAAGAACTGGAATTGATACGCCAAAGGGTGAGAGAATAACTAAGCTAGACGAAGCTAGGTCCAAAAGAATATCAGACACATACGACAAGCAAGAGTCAAATCCTAACGACCCTGAAGTTAAAGAGTCTTACGCAGCTTTAATAGATGAAACTATAGCTCAGTATGAAGATATATTAGCTGATGGATATGCAATAGAGATGAGTAACACAGAGTATAAAAGCTCTGCTGATATGATTTCAGACCTTAGAGATAATAAGAACATGAGAGTGTTCTCAACCGAGGAAGGCTTTGGTACTGAAGGGATTACAGATGCGGATAGAGCAAATAATCCTATGTTAGCTCCAACAAAATGACAAGAATGGGAAACCTCTTCTGGTTAATGATGTATTTAGGTTTGTTCATGACTTTTTTGGACATTCTAAAGAAGGCAATAGCTTTGGTCCAATAGGTGAAGAGAATGCTTGGGCTGTTCATTCCAGAATGTATTCTCCTTTAGCTAGAAGAGCTATGACAACTGAGACCAGAGGGCAGAACTCTTGGGTTAATTTCTCAGGAATTAACGAGAAAGCTTTTAAATTAAGAGATGAGGCTAGAGTACTAAGAAAAGAAGGTAAGTTCGAGGAGGCAGAAGCTAAAGTAAAAGAGGCTTATGACATGATGATATTTGCTCAGCAAAAAGTAATGCTTCTTCCTGAAGAGTTTACTTTATTACCTGAAGAAACTCCTGAAGGTATAGCTCTGGCTGAGGAGGTAGCAGACTTGGAGACTACGTTAGGTACTCCTAAAAAAGCACCTGTTAAGAAAGCACCTGTTAAGAAAGATGTAACGTTAACTAAGCCCACAAAAAAACTAAAGGAAGCTTTTGAAAATAATTCAATTAGTATTGAAGATTCAGATGCAATGACTTTGTATGCGTTAAACAAAAAAAATAATAAGAAAAAATTAACTCCATTTGAAAAAAGATTACTAGAAGGAAATACTTTAGAAAGAGCGGAGAAAATT